TAGAAGAAGTTTCCCCGAAATTTCCAACAGTTGAAGAAATTGTGGAAAAAGCTATTGAAATAAACAAATTTATTAGCGAAACCAGCCAGCATGAATTTGCTAAACTCGGCAAACGTATCACTGGTACAACAGTAATATTCTAAGGTAACCCATGGCAACTAAACCCGGTTTGTACGCAAACATCCAGATGCGCAAGCCGGGTGCCGCTGGCGCCCCAACCAACAAAGCATTTAAACAATCAGCAAAGACTGTGAAAACAAAATGAATGAACTAGATCCACCATTAGAAAATCTCAAGGCCCCGGCAAACGAGGTACCTCCTGAACCAGAACCTACACCAGCGGCGTAATATGGCAACTATAAAAAGGTGGAAGTGTGGCAACTAAGAAACCAACAAAATACGTATTTAAACCAGAAATGTGCGACCGCATCATTGCTATGGGTAGAGAAGGTGCTTCCCAAAAAATGATGTTTGCAGATATTGGTATCAATAAGGGTGTGGCAGACACTTGGAAAAAGAACTACCCCGAGTTTGCTGATGCACTAGACAGCGCTGTAACTAACGCCCAAGCATATTGGGAGCGTGAGATTCTGGCAAACGTCAACAACAAAGGCTTTAACAGCCGTTTGGCAGAGATTGCTCTCAGAGGCCAATTCCAACAAGATTACCGAGAAACACGGGACATCAAATTAGACGCAAAAGTAGAAACTAAGGTCGATTTTAATAAAGAGATAGCAGATTTATTAGCCGCCCTAAAATAAATATATTTTTAATTCGGTGAAAAAGGGGCTTGACTAGGCCCCTTTTTTGCATTAGTATGTATACATCTTAATCGAATTGAAAGAATAAAATGACTGCACATGCGATGCTATCAGCCTCCGGATCTAAACGGTGGTTGTCTTGTACTCCTAGCGCCCGGCTAGAAGCTACCCTACCAGAACAAAAAAGAAGTACCAAGGGGATTGATTTTTCTGCGGAAGGTACACTTGCCCACTCGCTAGGCGAAATTCGCTTGCGTTTACAGTTTAACCAAATAGGACACGAAGAATACGAAAGAGAATATGAAATCATTAAAACCCACGAAATATACAAAAACTACACTGATAACGAACGCGAAGATTTTGAAGCTAACGTTGATAATTATGTATTGTACGTTCGTTCTCAAATTGGTGAGGGTGACACGCCATTGTTTGAACAGCGTGTGGACTTCTCTGACTGGGTTCCTGACGGCTTTGGTACAGCCGATGTGGTTATACTTTCTAAGCACTCCATTCGGGTCATTGACCTCAAATTCGGACGTGGTATCCCAGTCTACGCCCAAGACAATCCCCAATTACGCCTCTATGCACTCGGAGCCTACGCCAAGTTCAAAGAAGAGTGGCCGGAAATTACAGAAGTCAGTTACACGATACATCAACCCCGACTTGACAGTATCAGTACCGATGGTACCACCATCAGTAAACTCGTCGACTGGGCCGACTATTTCGTCAAACCCAAAGCCAAGAAAGCGTGGAGCGGTGCGGGCGAGTTCCTCCCAGGTGAATGGTGTCAATTCTGTCGTGCCAAAGCAACGTGCAGATCGCGTAGTGACTTCAACACCGAGCTCGCCAAGCAAGACTTCAAAGACCCACCACTCCTCAGCGAAGAAGAAGTCATCGAAGTCCTCGCCAAAGCCCAAGACCTCCGCACGTGGGCAAACGACGTCGAAGAATACGCCCTCGAAAAAGCAGTAAAAGAGAATGTTATTCCATCCGGTTTTAAGCTGACAACAACCAAGACGCATCGTAAGATTTCTGATAACCAATTAGCTGCTGCTGTACTTGTTGAAAAAGGAATGCCAGTAGAACAAATTTGGAATCAACCAACGCTTAAATCTATTCCCAATTTGGAAAAGATTAACCCGCAAGTAACAGCGTGGCTGGGCGATTTAGTATTACGACCAGATGGGCAGCCTAAGTTAGTGCGAGTTAAACAAGCTGCTAAGGAGGACTTCGCATGAACTCATGGCTAATTGGATTTATCGGAATAATTTACACAATCGTAGCAATACAGTTTATAATGAAAGGCCAAGTAGGCATGGGGATCTCATTCCTAGGGTACGCCCTTGGCAATGTAGGTCTTGTTATGGTAACATTACAACTATAAGAAAGTGCCTATGAAAGTAGCATGTCTTGGCAATGATATTGAAGTACCAGATTATTTAATAGATACATACATTAAACAATTTGATGGTTTACCTGGTAGTGGAAATAGAGAAGCTGTGTTACAATTACGTGGTACAATGTATGATGTAATTGATTACATAGCGGAAGACCCAGAAGCGCTACATGAAGTTGAGTATAGAAATGATTTCATTAACGCTTTAGCAGTACACAGAGCATTAGAAGTTCACGGATTGTTGCACGATTCGTAAAAGTGTGTATAATAGATAGTACGGGTAGACGAATTGGCCCCGATTTAAGTCCAGTTCTAAAGTAAATAAGGAATTAAAATGCAATCCAATAAAGTTAAAATCGTAACTGGTAAAGTTCGTTTCTCATACGCTAATGTGTTCCAGCCTAAAGCTGGCATGAACGGCGGCGAACCAAAGTATTCAGTGTCCATTCTTATTCCTAAGTCTGATACTGAAGGTGTAGCAAAACTCAAAAAAGCATTTGAAGATTGCAAAACTAGTAACGCGGCTTTCTTTGGTGGCTCAGTACCAAAAGGTTTAAAAGGTGGTTTACGTGATGGCGACGAAGAGCGTGATGATGACGCTTACGCTGGTCATTATTTTATTAACGCTAACAGTGCGCAAAAGCCACAAGTTGTAGATGTAAATCGTGAAGAATTGTTTGACCAAAGCGAGTTCTACAGCGGTTGCTATGGCCGTGCTTCAGTAACATTTTATCCATACAATGCCGCTGGTTCTAAAGGTATTGCATGTGGTTTAAACAATCTTCAGAAATTAGAAGATGCAGATAAATTAGGTGGTGGTTCTTCTGCTGCCGCCGACTTCGCAATCTAAGTAATACTGCCCTAGAGGCCTTTGTAGTACTGTAGTACGGGGAGTGTCCATAGAAACTGTGGCACTCCCTTTTTTCCCCCTAACTTATAACTATAAAAGAAGCCATGGATCAATACCAAGAATATATCGCCGCCAGCCGCTATGCCCGTTACCAAGACGATAAAGGTCGTCGTGAGTCATGGCCCGAGACAGTGCAGCGTTTTGTAGATTACATCTTTAGCCGTACACCCGCGTTGAATACAAGCAACTCTGATTTAAACCCGTTGTATCATAATTTAAGAGATCAACTTTATGATGCTATTGTTAACCTTGAATTGATGCCGTCCATGCGAGCCATGATGACTGCAGGAAAGAGCGCCGACCGTGATAACACATGCGTATACAACTGTTCGTACTTACCTGTTGATGACCCTAAGTCATTTGATGAGGCGATGTTTATTCTTCTTTGCGGCACAGGAGTCGGATTCTCAGTTGAGTCGAAATATATTAATCAGTTGCCGGAAGTGCCAGAAAGATTATTCGAGTCAGATCACACTATCGCAGTACATGATTCTAAAGAGGGATGGGCTAAGTCATTGCGGCTATTGCTCGCCAATTTATGGGCAGGTGAAATCCCAAAGTGGGATGTATCTGCCGTTAGACCTGCCGGAGCACGACTCAAAACATTTGGCGGACGAGCTTCTGGGCCGCAACCATTAGTAGACCTGTTTGAGTTTACTGTAGCAACATTTAAACATGCTAAGGGTCGTAAACTGCATTCATTAGAGTGCCACGACTTGATGTGTAAAATTGGTGAGGTGGTAGTTGTTGGTGGTGTTCGCCGATCAGCTATGATTTCACTTTCCGACCTGGACGATGAAAGGATTAGACATGCAAAAGCTGGACCATGGTGGGACACAGCACCACACCGCGCTCTTGCGAACAACAGTGCGGTGTATAACGAAACACCTACTGTCGGAAAGTTCATGGAAGAATGGCTGTCACTTTACAACTCCCATTCCGGTGAACGAGGCATATTTAATCGGGAGGCTGCTAAAAAGGCGGTTGAAAAATACGGGCATCGAGATCCAAATTTTGAGTTCGGTACAAATCCGTGCTCAGAGATCATTTTGCGACCATACCAATTTTGCAATCTTAGTGAATGTGTAGTACGCCATGACGACAACCGTGAAACCTTGCTGCGCAAAGTGCGCCTCGCCGCTATCTTGGGTACCATCCAGTCTACCTTCACAAAATTCCCCTACTTGCGAAAAGTGTGGCAACGTAATACTGAAGAAGAGCGGTTACTGGGTGTTTCCCTCACCGGAATCTATGATAATCCCCTTCTCACAACCCAAGGACCAGAGCTAAATGAACTACTTACAGAACTTAGAGAATGCGCTAGAGATACAAATAAAGAATGGGCAGCTATTCTCGGAATCCCTGTCAGCGCTGCTAT